ACCATCATCTACAAAACCCTCATCTCCTTCAAGTCCAGTTGTGATAAAGCCAAACGGTGCCATGTCTTGTTCAATCTGATTTTTTTGTTCTTCGTAGATTCTTTTGCGAACATCATTGTCCGTCATTTCTTTAAAATAATCTTGAACAGCCAGCCAAGCAAAAATAACTAAACACATTACTAGGTCATCATGATATCCATCGTCAGCTTCAAACGATTGTTTTTTCTGAATAAACGTGGTAAGTTCAGAAATAATTTCGTAATCTCTAAACAAAAGTTTATCGTCTTCAATCATCTGTTTCAAGTTTTGACAACCAACTTTTTTTACAGTAATTGACATCTTGATACCAAGCTGAGTTTTGTTGCCAGAGAATCCTTGTCCAACAATTTGACCAGCACGACCTCTCATTGAACACATTAATACATTAGGATACTCTAATTCATAGTTAAGAATAGATGCTACTTGATCACCAACATCATTTACTTCACATAATACATAAGCATTATTATATGCTCGGGCAACGTCGTTAATTACGTTGGGAAAAAGCATTGGTTTGATTTCGTTATTTCTATATTTTGCTACGATTCTGTACGGAACGGTAGTAATATCAAAAACAATAAAAGCAGAATAGTCACCACCTATACCCCTTGAAACGTCAGCTGTAATAATATATTCTGATTTTGAGTTCGGAGTTTCGTAAACATCAAGACCTTTGTTGGAACTAATTGGAGTATCAAATGCTAATGTTCTTAATTTAGAAGCAGCGATAAGAGTATCAACTGAACCCAAAAATTCACACTCAAACTCCTGTGTAAACTGTCGCTGAGAAGTGTTTTTAATTGTTTCTTCTTTCCACTTGGCATCACGCCCAGGAACTTCAGACCAATGAACCTCTGTCCAAATATAATTATTTCTATTATTCTGAGCATCTACCCACAACTTATAGAAGTGGTTCATACCATAGGGAGTAGAAATAATAATAACTTTTGTTCTAGTACCAGATGAAATGGTTGGGTATACTGACGAGAAAAAATCTTCAGCAATATGATTTGGAACGAAAGCAAATTCGTCCAAGAAAATAATGTTAAATGACATTCCTCGTACAGCAGATGCTGAGGTTGATGCCGCCATAATCTTAGAACCATTCTCCAGTTCCATAGAACCTTTGTTCCAAGATATAACTCCTTGTTGTAACCATTTGGGAAGATTCTCGTATGCTGTTTGCAATCTTCCTAATAAGTCACGAGCAGTGGCCGCCTTGTTTGCTAGAATACCAATATTAGAATTATCATTAAACAAAGCAAAGTGAAGCAGATAAGAAACCACAACTGTAGATTTTCCTGTCTGTCTTGGTAGTTTAGCAATATTGAATCTGTTTTGGTGAAATTTGTTTACAAGATCTTTTTGAAAATCATACATTTTAAAAGGAATTAATCCTTCATCAACAGAAACAATTTTGACATAATTTAATGCAAAGTATACAGGATTTTCCTTACATTCCAGATACTCGGCAATTTGTTTTTTAGTCCACTTGTGAGCAACGTTTGCTTTTTTTAGAAGCGGATTACCCAAATAAATTTGATCATTACTCATCTAATGTTCTCTTTACATCTTTATCAATAGCATTCATATTATTAAATCTATTTTCCCACCCCTTGCCATCAGTAGTACCTTTGACTGGATTGATACATGTATCATCTCCAAACTTGTCACAAACTAAACTGGCAAGTTCTGTTTCATTTCCTGGCTTATTTGTTCCTGTCCAAAAGTGCTGACCATTTATCCAACACGCCCCGCACTTAGGGCAGGTTTTAGTATCCATATTTATTACTCAATAGATAATATTATATTTAGATTATAATGTTCATGTGGTAACAATAATTACTAAATTTATGTTAGTAAATCCTCACCCCTCATATTTGTTGTCCATGTAAGAAGCAACTGAATCCATGTAATCGGCAGCAAGAGTTACCTTTGATTGAACCCAACCAGGAACTTGCATTGTTGGAGATTGAATAGACATTTTAAGACGATCACAACAATGTTTAATTTCTTCAATTTGATTCATAATCATTGCTCCTTCGTCATCAAGCTCTCTACCCATGGCAACATCAATATGATTTTCAATTAATGATTTTTTAAGCTGGTTAAAAGTTTTCATCTCAAGAAATATATGAAACAGCAACTAATCTTATATCGTCATTTGACGAATAAATTTTTTGTGTTGGAAGTTTTCTGATTACCAATGATTCTCCTGGAGTTAAGCTAAAAGATGCCACAGTTGCTGGAGTTTCAGCACCATCAGTAATAGTTACAAGATGAGTTGTATTTCCACCAGAGTCATGCACAATACGAACTTCAGTTGCTTCGTTTACATTACTAGCAGTAATGTCAGTAGTAGGCGAAACAATTTCTTCTCTTAAAATTTTCAATCTCATTTTACTTACCGTTTATTTTATATTTATTCTTCTGCTATTTTTTTGCTCATATCCTTGAGCATTTTTTGAAGATCTGATGTACTACCAACAAACATAGTATTGTTAACTGTGGTGGGCAAAGATCCTTTTATAGGAGCATCTAACTCTTTCATTTTTTTCTGAAGATCAATTAATTTATCAGTCATGTCTGAGACCTGCTTCATAGCGTTCACAGCGACTTCAAACGCTCTTGGGTGCCCTGACTCCTGAGCAACCTCTAAGGCACCTTGTACGGCCTCCTGACCCTTCTCTATGAGGTCGTAGAGTTGACCTCTTGTATATTCGTAATCTTTTTCTGGATCTTCTTTTTTTACCTTAGGTAATTCCACAATAGAATCTACTTCGGTGTTTACTTCAGAAACCTCTATATCAAATATTTCTTCCATGTTCTTTTCAAATTTACTCATAATAAATCAATCTCTCCATTAAATCCAAAATTATCATCTGGTCTTAATAAAGCATCATCAAGAGCATTAATGACACCATCATCATTTTTATCTTCAAGTGCTTTTGGTGTATATGAGAATTTAGCATTGCGTTTGTTTTCTTGAAGATCACCCACAGTTTCGTAAATAATTGCCTTGCGAATAATAGCAGCCTGATTGAAGGGACCGTAGATATATGACTTAGCAGTAAATTGAAAAGTCCAAATAATAGACCTACGATTTTCATATTCACCGTCCCACGAATCATCAAGATCAATATCATTTAATACAATAGCAACATCCTTTTTTTCATTCATATCAGGAATAAAATTAATGGTGATGTTGAAATTTGGTTGAAAGTATGGTAGAATCTGTTCCACAATTTGTAGTCCATCATCTTGTGATTTTGCAAGTACACCCAATTCAAAATCAATATTGTAAGGAATTGGAACATACTGAACTCTTACTTCATTACCATTGTCTGCAATAATTGTTTTGTATTTTTGAATAGGACTTACTTTTCTTGTTGAATCATAATTAATTTTTGTCATCTGAAAGTATATACGAGGGATTCTCATATACTCATATGGTGCTCCTGGAGTAGGATCTGGGTTCTGTTCTATTCTGGCTAAAAATTTATCTTTAGGACCATATGAAATTGGAACTTTTTGAACCTCTAAAATATTATTATTTTCTGGATTTTTACGCTGTATTTCAATGTTGTTGAATAGTGTTCCAAATCCAACAACAGTTTTTTCTATTGCTTTATTATAAAAATGTGCGCTTAACATTATATACTACCTGTGAAATTACCATACTCTCCAAATGGATTCTTTTCATTAAAATCAAGAATCACATTTGACTCGTTTTGAATATATTTATTTTGATCGTAATCAGCATTAGGATCTTCTTGAGTATTGAACGATTGAACCTCCCACTCTGCATCAGATTCTGATCCTGTTAAGATCTCTTCTTCAACAAATGTACCTGTTCTTGTAACTACAGTAAGAGTTCTTGTGGTTGAATTCCATTTACTTACCTTTGCTGTGACACCAGAAATACTTCCTGTAACTGTTTCTCCAACTTCGTATGATAAAGTACCACTACCACTTAGCATTACAATATCAATTGCAGGAGTAAGAATATTTTCAATTAGATCAATATCAGCAATGCCGGTGTCAATAGATTCATTACCCATTTCATAAATTTCTGCAGTGATCTGATAAAATTGTAGTTTACCAAATTGATGAAATATTGCTTCTACTTCTACAAATTTAATCTCATAAAGGTCTTTAGTGAGTGGAAAGAATAATAAATCTCCTTCCAACGGTCTGTTAATACTCTTATATTCATTAGCAGTTGCTTCTTGAATCCATCTTCTTTGCGATACAATAAATTTAATTTCGTCTGTTACCTTGAGACCAAACTTACTAATAAATTCTGATTGACCAAATCCTTCTACGTTTTGAAGATACATTTCAATTTGAAATTGGTCTTCAAATTTTGAATAGATGATATCATCTAAAGTATTGTTGTTAAGTAAAGTTCTTGGTAGATAATAGATATCTGTTCCAAACAGTTTAATCTGTTCGTCAGCAAGATCCTGAACGAGATTTTGCTCGCCTGAATATCCGCTATAGTAATTTGGAAAGTAAGGGCTAGTAGGCATTTTATCCGATCATATCCATTGGTGGTAGGGAGTAATCTGTAAGCATTCTTGCTTCTAAATCTTTAACTTCTGTATTGCCATCCTCCCAAATTTGACGACCGTTTAATGTAATACCGCCAGGCAATTGAACATTGTTATACTTGATAAGATTCTGTCCCCACATACGCTTCATAAGAGCAGTAGCGTAACGTTTTAAAAAACTATCGTCATATACTTGAGACCATTCTTCTGGATCTAAAGCACGATAACAATCAATAACCAAATAGTTTCCAGCTTTAATTCTATCTACGTCAATGTCAACATAAAGGCGATCTTGTCTTTTATTAAAACGATACTCAACAAGAGCACCAGTATTAATAACCATATCAATGGTTTCAAAATACTGTTTAATCATATAGTAATTTGCCATATCAAAATGACCAAACGTATACCCAGCAGAGAATGAAAAAATATCCATAAGGAAATATTGGTTACTGAAACCCCACATGTCATTGCGAGCAAAGTTAGAGGTAACACCAAATACCTTTTGAATACCAATTACATGATCCGGAACTTCAATAAAGTTTTTTCTACTAATCCAAGTGGATCCATCTGGGTCAGCTGTTGATGATAATTCATCGGCTGCTTTAGATCTTTCTACATCTTCTTCAGTAAACTCATGTTTTAAATACATTCTTTCAATACCATCAAAATGATATTCTTGGTAGTATTGAATAGCAGTGTCAATCACATCATCAACTTGATCATCATCAATATTGATTTGAAGAACTGGGGCACCCAATTGGCGCTTACAGTAATCAATAAGTTCTTGCCTGGTAGATGGCTTTGCCATTTAAATTGATACAAAAAATCCCTTCTTGTATTTATCAAGAAGGGACTTAGTGTTTATTCTTCGGTTGTTTCTTGTGAAGTTTCTTCTGGAGGACTTAGCAGTGCCAAGGTTTCAAGACCACCTTGAAGTTTTAATTTATATTCTTTTGCCTTTTCTAATTTTTCTTCAAGATCTACAATTTGTTCATTGGTAGTTTTAATTTGAGAATTAAAATTTTCTTTTAATGTTGTAATGTCAGTCATAGTAATAAAACAATATATTTAATATTTATAAAGTATCAAAGAAGAACATTTGCCATAATCTGGAATTTTCTTTCACAGTACCAAAATATTGAGAGGCACTATGAATTGCACTTGCATCAAAAATAACTAAACGGTTATATACATTTCCAAGAACGTCAACAGGTTCAAATGAACTTCCATCTAAATGAGAATCTCCGGGAACATCCTTCCAAGCGGCATCCCAACCTTCTTCATAATAAGTTCGTGCTCTTGTAGTTTTATGAGCACATAAAGTGGTGCCACAAGAAAATGGAGCATTTGGAGTTAGGTATAACATACCACCCCATTTTTGACTGTCGCAATGATATACTAATGGTTGACCAGCCCACGAATATTGAAACCTTCCATTCATTCCATGCTCTTGCCATGCAGTTATTTCTCTACCCATAATCTCTTCAAATCGTTCTTTGAGACCAGGAAATAAAAACTGCTGTTCCGTTCTGTTTCCAATAAAACCTCTACCTATACCACCTTCAACATATTCTTGTTTTAATGCAAACTCTCTTACTGCATCTGGATTATTGTAGAAGTTATCTACAATCCAAGCGGTGTTAGACCCTTTTGAGATTGAAAAAAAATCTTTTTGTTCTTGCTTAATTGTATTATTTGAAAGCATATAATCATCAATTTTTTTCACACTATCATCTATATTTTTAATTTGTTCAATGCGTTCTCTAGAAACTAAGTTTGGATGAACCCACCAATCCTCAAAGGAACTCCAAGATGTGGGAGAAACATTAGAAATGACCAATTCATATCCTTTTGATTTTAAATATTCTCTAGATTTATCACGATATGTTCTTGAAATATCTACATAATAATCATGTTCATAAGTGATAACAGCAAATTTATATTCATCTAACGGTAAGGACTTAAGAACATTATATGTTGATTCTGAT